GGTCAAGTACTGTGTTCATCATAGTCATGCGATTCTCTCTTTTCATTTGTTATACCTATTTCTAGCATACTCGAAACATAGAGTCAAGTGTTATTACTAGTATATATAGATGTATATTAACATGATGAAAGAAGTGAGATGGATATCCATAACCTATGGCCTACACAGATGGGTCAAGGAAAGTTCGACACCACTGGTTTAGTGGAACATATATTTAGCACATACAATCTAAACGAACCACCTAGCGATTTGGGTGGATATAACATATTGGATGATAAGAGTGCTGTTATGGGTGCCTTTAATAGTACTGTTAAGAGTGCTTTTAATGACTACCTAAAGAGTACTATTGATTGCTCTATTGAGGATTGGGACAACTACAAGCTAAAGGGTTGGATCACTGGTCACGGCAAAGACTATTCAATGACTATTCACAATCATTCGGGAGCACACTTATCTGGCGTGTTCTATATACTAGCAGAAGATCAAAATTCGGGCGGCGACTTGGTGCTACACGATCCTAGATCTAATGCCAATCGGGGGTATGACGAATATTTCAATCCAATGTTTAACAGACATCATCATCAACCTGAGACAGGAGACTTCTTGATCTTCCCAAGTTTCGCTTATCACCACGTCAACCCTTACTACTCCGAACTACGGATCTGCGTCCCTGTTGATTTGTATCTCTACAGAGACTAATATATAACACTGAAAAGGAATCATTATGCACAAGCTAGTTATTAATCTAAATCGAAGAACTGACAGAAAAAGATCCTTTATGGGCGAATGTGGTTGGTTGGAAGATTATCAATTCGTATTTGCTATTGATGGTCGTGACATTGATCATCAACGTATGGTAGACAATGAATTTGGTGTTAATCACAAATGGCGTGATCCATTCAAGAACCGTAGAATTACAAAGGGTGAGGTTGGTTGCTTCCTATCACACTATCAGGCGTGGCAGAAAGTAGTTGAACTAAACGAGACTACAATCATCTTCGAAGATGATGTTCAGATCGACAGATTTAAGTGGAAAGAGAACGAATACCACGAGTGGATGGATGAGCATAATATCGATCTACTATACTTGGGTCACAACGAGAATAACGAAACTGGTGTCACAGAAGGTGGTAATCAACACCTAGTTAAGCCTTGCTATCCATACAATGGTCATGCATATATGCTAACTGTTGAAATGGCGCATGATCTTATTAATAGTGGTTTCCACAGAAAGATCATCCCTGTAGATGAGGTCTTGGCTCAGAAGGTAAAGACACATAACGTACAAGCACTCAAAATAGAGATTGCGACACAGATTAGTAGAGAGACTCTTGGATCTGACATTGAGCCACAAAGCCATGATGATTGGTTCCAAAACTTCAAGGTTCATGCGGTTACGGTTGGTACGGATAGATCTAAGTGTGTAGCATTGAATGACAGTGCGGCACTAATGGGATTTGACGTTAAGAACTTGGGCACCAATGTCGATTGGGCTGGTACAGACATGCAAGGCCCTGGTGGTGGACATAAAGTTAACTTGGTGCGAGACTATCTCGACACCTTGCCCGAAAACGATATTCTTCTCTTCACAGATGCATATGACGTATTCTTTACAAATAATCTACAAGAAATCGTTAAACGATATATGGACGCTTCTGTAGAGATCCTATTCGGGGCAGAAGCAAGCTGTTGGCCTGACGAAAGCATGCAAAGCCTACATCCAGATCCCAACCTCTTTCATTACAAATACCTCAACAGTGGACAATACATTGGTAGGGTTGGCGCATTAAAAGACTTCTTTGGAGAACGACTTAACGATGATGATGACGATCAGCTATACATGCAACGTGTCTGGCTAAACGATACTACTAAATTCTCTGTAGGATTGGACTATGAACAATATATCTTCCAAACGCACGAGCCAGAAGTAGACGTAAGTAATGAGCTATGGAACCCAATCACGAATACTGTTCCTTGTCTATATCATGGTAACGGTGGGTTTGAGGCTAAAGTAAAGTTTGATAACCTATGGAGCCAAGTGCACACCAAATACACAAAGGCATTGCCCAAACCTAAAACCGCTTTAGGAACAACTCCACAGTCTCCGATGTTCATCCCACATCACGGTAAGGTTGACATGCTTGAAAAGGACATGATGGTTGTGGACTTCATGACACAAAGCCAGTGTGATCGTTTGATTGAAATGGGTGATAACCACGGCAAGTGGGCACCTATGCCAGAAGATAAGTTTCCAGCATATGAGATCCGTGTCAAAGAACTAGGATTGTGGAATGAGCTAGAAACCCATTGGAAAGAACATATCGTACCAATCGTAGAGAAGCTTTGGCACCCTATTGAGATGTATGGCATGCGTGATGCATTCGTTATGCGATATTCGGTGGACACTCAAAAGAGTTTGCCTTTGCACAATGATGCCTCTCTTGTTACAGGATCCGTTAAGCTCAATGATGACTATAAAGGTGCGTCTTTGATCTACCCAAGACAGGGTGTTAACAACGATGATGTGCCTTGTGGTAAGATGATTCTGTTTCCAGGCATGGTCACACACGGTCATGAGTGTACAGAACTTGTTTCGGGAACGAAATATAGCTTTACAATGTGGTCACAACGCTATCCTGGAGATATAAATTAGTATAAATAGAAGTAACGGATTACACATGGGACGAGTTAGATGGCAAAACCGAATTCAAGATCGACATTAATTGACTATGCAAAGCGTAGATTGGGTGAGCCTGTTCTCGAAATTAATGTTGATGAGGATCAAGTAGAAGACAGATTGGACGAAGCTCTTGAATACTTTCAAGAGTACCATTCTGATGCGACTAAGACAGTCTATCTAAAGTATCTTATTACGGCAGATGATGTCACTAACAAGTATATCCCTATCCCATCCGACTATCTATTTGTGAAAAGAGTCCTCCCAATCAATGGTGGGGCTTCTTCTAGCGGAATGTTCTCTTTGGGCTATCAGCTTAGGTTGAACGATCTTGCAGTCATGGGTAAGTTCATGGGAGACATGGCATATTATACAATGATGCAACAGCACATTGCTATGATTGACCAAACACTAAACGGAATGCCACAGGTTAATTACTCTCAATACGAAAGTAAGCTATACATTCATGGCGAGTTTGAAACACAAGATATTAAAGAAGGCCAATACATTATTGTAGAAGGCACTCAACTTGTAGATCCTGTAGCAAACACATCAGTGTATAACGACAGGTTTGTTAAGGCATACTTTACCGCATTGGTCAAGCAACAGTGGGGGCAAAACCTTAGTAAGTTTGAAGGCATGCAGTTACCTGGTGGTGTGACGATGAATGGCTTGGCTATACTAGAGGCCGCAAACGCAGAAGTATTGAAACTCGAAGAGGATATGAGACTAGAGCATGAACTCCCTGTAGAATTCTTTGTAGGTTAATATGCGCAATTTATACTTTTCAGATGGTTTTAAATCAGAACAACTTCTTTACGAAGATCTAACAATCGAAGCATTGCAGATCTATGGTCAGGACATGTATTACATGCCACGTGATCTAGTGAACGTAGATGAGGTGTTTAAAGAAGATCCAGTATCATCATTCAACTCCAGTTACAGACTTGAAATGTATGTGGAGAACAATGATGGGTTTGATGGTGAAGGCGACTTATTCAGTAAGTTTGGTGTAGAGATCAGAGACAGTGTAACACTTGTCGTAGCCAAAAGACGTTGGAACCAAACAGTACGTAAGTTTGATAACGAGATTAAGTCCGATAGGCCAGTAGAAGGTGATCTTATTTACACCCCATTTGCAGGCAAACTGTTTCAGATCATGCACGTTGAGCACGAACAACCTTTCTATCAGCTAACCAACCTACCAACATATAAACTCCGTTGTGAATTGTTTGAATACAATGACGAAGATATTGACACAGGTAATACGGATATCGATCAAATAGAGATTGATAATGCCTACAGATATGACATCAAAGTTAATCGTGGTAGAACCGCAACAGCAACAGCGAGTATTTCATAATGTCATTACAAGGTATCACAAGCATTACTCTTACTGACGGTGGTGAGTGTTACACGACAGTTCCTACCGTAGCATTTTCAGCACCCACTACTCCTAAGAAAGTTGCGAGAGCGACTGCTATTATGAACGCAGGAACTATAAACCAAATCAATATTGATAGTGGTGGATCTTATTACGAAAACGGAAGTACGCCAACTGTTACTATTGAAAGTAGTGTTGGTACGACAGCAACTGCTATAGCCGTGGTTACTAATAACAGAGTTTCTGCAATTACTCTAACAGACAGTGGGCAAGGATATCAGTCAACTCCAGCTGTCACGATTCTAGGTCCAAGTATGGATCCGATTGACCTTGTTGCAGTTGGGGAGGCAAATCTAGACAGTGCTACTAGTAAACTTACTTCAATAACAATTGTGGACAGTGGAGATTTCTATACCTCTGCACCATCTATTCTAATTGGGGAACCACAGCTATTCCAACCGTTTCTTGTTGGCGAATATGTCAACCAAGACAGCGCATCAGACGGTGGTGTTTTGACAGCCGAAGTTGCGGCATACAATGACAGTAGCGAAATCTTATCGCTTATTCATGTTGGTTCAGCAAACAACTTGGGATCATTCGCACTACCATCGACTGGCAAGTATCTCACTGGGCAAAACTCAGGTGCTACTGCTAAGATTGTTAGCTCTACGCAGAAAGATACTGTAGATCAACAGAATTTCGAATTTGCTACTGAGATAGAGGACTTCCTAGACTTTAGTGAAGGCAATCCGTTTGGCGAAATCAGTAAAAGCACAGGACTTTCAAGCTAATGTTTAATGATTACTTTTATCACGAGAGACTACGTAAAACAGTAGCTATATTCGGTTCGCTCTTTACAAAGATCCATGTAATGAGAACGGACAAGAACGGCAAAGTGTTAAGCACAGTTCGTGTTCCTTTGGCATACTCTCCTAGATCTAAGTTTCTTCTTAGGTTACAACAGGTGGGCGAATTTGGTGTTGACGATTCAGTTGCTATAAAGTTGCCACGCATGACCTTTGAGATGACTTCAATGGCATATGATGCGACACGACAGTTGTCTAAGACTAACGCTAGACTTCAACAAGCGACAGTAAACGACAACAGTAAACGTGCCAAAGTAAAACAATCAGTTCCCTACATTGTAACATTTTCTCTTGGGATCTATGCAAATAATCAGGATGATGCTCTACAAATTGTAGAACAGATCATACCAACCTTTGCACCACAATACACTGTGACTATGAGACCGTACAAAGACTATCCAGATATCAAAGAAGATGTTCCAATTACACTACAATCAGTGGCGTTTGTCAATGAGGGTGAGGGTCAACAAGAACAAAGACAGTCAGTACAATATGTAATGGACTTTGAAGTTAAGACTAGCTTCACAGGTGCAATCGATGATGGCGAAATCATTACTAAGTCTATCATGGAATACGAACTCGAAAGGGGTACTAAGGTACTTACGACAACAACAACCCCCACACTAATACCAATGTATGATTCTGACTATGGATTTACTAAGACTTATAATTATGAGGAAATAACGAGCGATGACGGATGAGACTAATATCAAGAGCGACTATGATAAGTCACGAGAGACATATTACGAGCTGATCGAAAAGGGAAAAGATGCCTTAAGCATGATGATGGAAGTTGCACGAGAAAGTGAACATCCACGTGCCTATGAAGTGTTGTCTGGTATGATCAAGAACGTTGCTGATGTTAACGACAAGCTTATGGATCTTAATAAGAAGAATAAAGATATTCAGAAGAGTGATGCTCCAACTACTGAAAGTGTTGGAACAACCAATAACAATGTCTTTATCGGATCTAGTACAGATCTTCAACGTATGTTACAGGATGTCAAAGAATTGCCCACAGAAGTGATTGACATTACGCCTGATGGTGAATAAAGAACAAGGCTACCTTGGCAATAATAACGTCAAGAAGGATGGGGTAATAGCTCCATGGTCTCAGGATACGATCCTTGAGTACAAAAAGTGTATGGAAGATCCTAAGTATTTTGCTAAGAACTACTGTAAGGTTATTCACCTTGATAGAGGCTTAGTTAACTTCGATCTGTATCCATATCAAGAGACGATGTTTGACCACTTCAACGATAATCGTTTCTCTATTGTGTTGGCCTGTCGGCAATCTGGTAAATCTATCTCATCCGTTGCGTACATTCTATGGTATGCTATCTTCCACACAGAGAAGAACGTTGCTATCCTAGCAAACAAAGGTGCTACTGCTAGAGAGATGTTGGCACGTGTTACTCTTATGTTAGAGAACCTTCCATACTTCCTACAGCCAGGAACTAAAGCACTTAACAAAGGTTCAATAGAATTCAGTAACAACTCTAAGATCCTTGCGTCTGCTACAAGCGGATCTTCTATTCGTGGTCTATCTATCAACCTACTGTTTCTTGACGAGTTTGCATTCGTTGAGAACGATGCTCAATTCTACACATCAACATATCCTGTTGTGTCATCTGGTAAGGACACCAAGGTTATCATTACATCCACTGCTAACGGCATTGGTAATGTATTCCATAAGATTTGGGAAGGTGCTCAACAACAAACCAATACATTCATACCGTTCAGAGTTGATTGGTGGGATGTTCCGGGTCGTGATGATGCGTGGAAACAAGAGACGATCAACAACACAAGCCAATTACAGTTTGACCAAGAGTACGGCAATACGTTCTTTGGTACAGGCGATACGTTAATCGATGCCGAAACACTGATGAAGTTGAGAGCCAAGAACCCCATTAGAGTTAATGGGGATTGTCTAATATATGAAGAAACAGTAAAGAACCACGAATACATTTGTTGTGTTGACGTAGCTAAAGGCAGAGGTCAAGACTACTCGACATTCAATATGATCGATATTAGTACAGTACCATTCAGACAAGTGGCTGTCTATAGAAATAATAGGATCTCGCCTATTCTGTTTCCAGACATTATCTTTAAGTTCGCCACAGCATATAACAACGCATACGTGATAGTGGAGAGTAATGATCAGGGGTCTTTGGTGTGTCAAGGGTTATACCAAGATCTAGAGTATGAGAATATGCACGTCGAAAGTGCTACAAAGAGTAGTGGTATCGGCATTGAAATGAACAGAAAGATTAAACGTATTGGTTGTTCTGGTTTTAAAGACATCCTTGAGAACCACAAACTCGATATTGTGGACGAACAGACCATCATTGAGATCTCCACATTTGAGGCTAGAGGCAACTCTTTTGAAGCATCTAACGGCAACCATGACGATCTTGTGATGAACTTTGTTATGTTTGGGTATTTTGCTTCTAGTGCATTCTTTGGTGATATGACGGATATCAATCTCAAAGACATGTTGTTTCAACAACGAATGGCTGATATTGAAGCGGACGTTTTACCATTTGGGTTTGTGGATGATGGTGTGGGGGATCAACCACCACCAGTAGATCACGAAAGATTCGGTTGGGGAATAACAGTAAGTGATAAGTGGGACTTAAGCTAGGAATAGTTTTCTTATAAATAACAGCGTAACCTTGAAATCCCACCGCATTATGTATTACTTATCATTTCAAAAGGAAAATAACCATGGCAATTGGAACACCATCCCAAAGTCCAGCGATTGTTATCAAAGAAGTAGATCTGTCAGGCACAGTGCCTAACGTACAATCTACAACTGGTGCAATAGTTGGCGGCTTCCGTTGGGGTCCAGTAGAAACAAGACAGCGTATCTCTAACGAGACTGAACTTGCGGCTACATTTGGCTCACCTAACGATGCTTTCAGTTCAGACTTTCACACTGCGGCATACTACTTACGTTATAGCTCAGACCTGTTTGTAACACGTTCTATCACATCAACTGCAAAAAATGCACACGATAATACTAACGCCCCTACAGACAACCCAACAATCAAAAACGCAGACGATTGGGACACCCAAATCGCAAGCCGTGACTCAGACGGTCACACATTCATTGCAAGATACCCAAGTGATCTTGGCAACGCATTAGAAATTCAAGTGTGTCCTGCACACACAGCATCATTCACAGGTTGGGCTTATAAGCCTAGCTTCGATGGTCAACCAGGAACATCTGCACATGCGGCAGACAAGAACTCTTTGAACGATGAAGTTCACATTGCGGTTATCGATAAAGATGGCAACTTTGGATCAAAGGGTGCAGTTCTTGAAACATACCCATTCGTATCTTTAGCACTTGGTGCTAAGAACGCAGATGGCTCAACTAACTACATTAAAGACATCGTCAACACAGGTTCAAACTATGTTTGGATGGCTGGATTTGAAACAGCATTTACAGATGTAGGTGCAGGCACATTAGCAGATAGTGGAGAAGATTTCATCCTATCAGCACCTGCTATTAAGACATATAACCTATCAGGTGGTGTAGTATCAAGTGGCTTCACTGCTGGACATGTTACATCAAGCTTCGATCTATACGAAGACGTTGATACTGTTACAGTAGACTTCTTGATTGCTCCGGGTATGGCAACTCGTGCAGACCAAACAACAGTCGTTAACGATCTTGTTGCAACAGCAAAATTGCGTAAAGATTGCGTAGTGGTTGCAGGTCCTGCTAAGAGTGACATCATTGGCGTAAACAACTCAACTACAATCACAACAAATGTTACTGCTACAGCCGACACATTTACATACGACAGCACATTGTTTGTCGATTGTAACTGGTTGAAAGTGTATGACAAGTACAACGATAAGTATGTTAACATCCCTGCCGCTTCATCTACAGCGGGCATTATGTCTGCATCGGATGCAAACGGTGCACCATGGATCTCACCAGCTGGTGGAAGACGTGGTCAATACTTAGGTGTTACATCTACTGTTTACAACCCAACTAAAACGCAACGTGATACATTGTATAAAGCAGGCATTAACCCTGTTGGCAATATTCCAGGTCAAGGCGTTTTACTCTTTGGTGATAAGACACACATGAGTAGACCATCCGCATTTGATCGTATCAATGTTCGCAGATTGTTCCTCGTAGTTGAGAGAGCTATTGGCGAAGCGGCTAAAAACGTAATGTTTGAACTTAATGATGAGTTCACTCGTGCAGAATTTGTTAACATCGTAGAGCCAGTCCTAAGAGAAATCAAAGGTCGCCGTGGCATTACAGACTTTAAGGTAGTTTGTGACGAAACAAATAACACATCGTCTGTTATTGATCGTAACGAATTTATCGCTAACATTTTCATCAAACCAGCACGTTCCATCAACTTCATCACCCTTAACTTCGTTGCAGTACGTAGCGGCGTAGAGTTTGAAGAAGTTGTAGGCACGGTATAAGTAGAGTAGAAAGGAACATTTAAATGGCTATTCTTGGAGTAGACGATTTTAAAGCCAAACTCGCTGGTGGTGGAGCTAGACCTAACCTATTTAAGGTAACAGTCAACTTCCCTGCTTATGCTGGTGGCAACGTCGAACAAACATCATTCATGTGTAAGGGTGCTCAGTTACCTGCATCTGTGATTGCACCTATCCCTGTATCATTCAGAGGTAGACAATTACAAATTGCTGGCGACAGAACATTTGAACCATGGACTGTAACAATCATTAACGATACGGACTTCGGTGTTCGTGACGCTATGGAACGTTGGATGAACGGTATTAACGGTCACACAACTAACACTGGTATTGTCAACCCTGCTGACTATCAGTCTGATCTTATTGTTGAACAATTGGATCGTGACGAATCAGTTCTAAAGGCATACACTTTCCGTGGTTGTTTCCCAACCAATGTAGGTGCTATTGATCTGAGTTATGATACAACTGGTGCGATTGAGGAGTTCCCTGTTGAATTCCAAATCCAATACTGGGAATCAAATACCACTACTTAATAGTAGTATAAATAACAAGGTAGAGGGGGAAACTCCTCTACCTTACTTTTAAATGGAAAGAAACTATGGCAGACAACAGTAATCAAGGCATTAAATTATTCGGCTTCGAGATTCGTAGGGCTGGCGCACGTAAAGCGGCGGCTAAGAGTCAACTTGATTCCATTGTACCACCAACGGATGATGATGGAGCGGGATACGTTACTGCATCAGGTTCTCACTTCGGTCAATATGTAAACCTAGACGGTGATGAATCCAAAGACAACGTAGAACTAATTAGGCAGTATCGTGGGGTTGCTATGCATCCCGAAGTCGATGCGGCTATCGAAGATATTGTAAACGAAGCAGTTACCATTGAGGATAAGGGACTATCAGTCAAGCTTGTTCTTGATGATGTCGAAGCTTCAGATAAAATTAAAAAAGAGATCCAACTAGAGTTTGATAACGTATTGGGTATGCTTAAGTTCAATGATCTTGGACATGACATTTTCAGACGCTTCTATATTGATGGGCGGATGTATCACCACCTAGTTGTAAACGAATCAAACTTAAAAGCAGGTATTCAAGAAGTACGTGCTATCGATGCTACCAAGATCCGTAAGGTTAAGGAAATAAAGACTAGGAAAGATCCACTAACAGGTGCAAAGATCGTTGAGAAAGTTGACGAACACTTCATCTATCAGGATAAACCTGGAGAAACAGTCAACGGTATTAAGTTAACACCAGACAGTGTGAGTTATGTGACATCTGGTCTATTAGATGAGAGCCGTAAGAAGGTTGTTTCATATCTACATAAAGCTCTAAAACCAATTAACCAATTGCGTATGATGGAAGACAGTTTGGTCATCTATCGTTTAGCACGTGCACCAGAACGTAGGATCTTCTACATTGACGTAGGCAACATGCCACGTGGTAAGTCAGAAGAGTACATGAAGGGCATTATGACTAAGTACCGCAATAAGTTGGTATACGATGCTAATACAGGTAAGCTTAAAGATGACCGCAAGCATATGTCTATGTTGGAAGACTTTTGGCTACCAAGACGTGAAGGTGGTCGTGGTACAGAGATCTCTACACTTCCGGGTGGAGAGAACCTTGGACAGATTGATGATATTCTCTACTTCCAGAAACGTCTATATAGATCATTGAATGTCCCTGCCTCAAGACTAGAGGGAGAGCAACAGAGTGGGCTATTAGGTAGATCCACAGAGATCAACCGTGACGAACTTAAATTTCAGAAGTTCATCGATAGACTTCGTCGCCGCTTCTCTGGACTATTCCTAGAGATCCTTAGAAAGCAACTTGTTCTGAAAGGAACTATTACTAATGAAGATTGGGAAGCATGGCGTAATGAGATTGTTGTTGACTATGTGTCTGATAACCATTTTGCAGAACTTCGCAATGCAGAATTGGTCAGAGAAAGACTACAGACCCTAGATATGACACAACAGTACGTTGGTGAGTTCTATTCTAAGGAATGGGTATTTAAGAATGTCTTGAACCTATCCGATGAGGAGATGGAAGAGATGAAGAAACAAATGAAGCAGGAAGAAGCTGATGGCGAGACTATGCCAGATGAAGCTGGGGATGAAGAGTATAACGAACCCAAACCTGCGCCAGTTGAAGTCAAGGTAGTGCCAGACGAACCCGAAGGGAAACCAAGGGTAGACACTGACAAGCCTAAGAAAGATCCCAAGGATCCTAAACAAAAGAAAGATGATAAATAATGGAAATGAACGATACACTAACGAACTTCATTGATCAAGTGGCAGTCAAAGACTTTGCAAAAGCGGAACCAACGTTCCAAGACATGATGACTGCAAAGATTGGTGACGCACTAGATGCTGAGAAGATTGCAGTTGCTAATATCATTCACAATGGTGGTGAAGATGTTGCAGTTGATAATGACGCTACAGAAGTAGAAGAAATTGATAATGAGAACAAATAGAGAATTTAATTGTTATAAATAATAGTTGAAACAAAGGGTAACATCTATGAAGTCGTTCTCAGAGATACGTGAAGCTAAGAAGAAGATGCCTCCGGGCGAACATGTCTTCGATACCAAAATTGCTGGTATTAGCATAATGGTTCACAAAATAAAAAACAAGTTTGTTACCTACGTTGACAATGACAAGTTGGACACATTCCGTGACCTAAATACAGCTAAAGAGGCTGGGGCGGAATTCGTCAAACAGTATAAGAGTTAAAGGATAAGATAGATGCAATATTATCAACCATTGAGTGCAGAAATTGCCTCACCAACATTAACCGCAAGTGGCTCCACCGTAGGTAGTGCCAGATTGGTTAGATGTGTGAATACAACAACTACTGCCCATTTGATCACATTGCAACTGGAAAATAACACCATCATTGGCTCAATGACATTGGCTGGTGGTGATACGTGTATCATTCCAAAGAAATCTGTAGAAGAATTGTTTTCAGCAAATGCTGGAGTTAGACTAACTTCTATTACTATTCCTAGAGGATAAATCGATGAAGCTAATTACAGAGTATACTGAGACCGATGTGCAATGCATAGTCGAGGCTAACGATAAAGGCGAGAAATCGTATGCTATCGAAGGTATCTTTGCAATGGCTGAATCAAAAAACCGTAATGGACGGATCTACCCTAAAGCCATAATGGAGAAGGCAGTAGATAAATACGTTACGGATCAAGTAATGACTAAGAGAGCAGTTGGTGAGTTAAATCACCCCGAAGGTCCGACTGTTAACTTAGACAAGGTATCCCATCTAATCACCAAGCTCGAATGGGCTGGTGATAATGTGATGGGTAAGGCGCAAATATTGGATACACCTATGGGTAAGATTGTAAAAGGTCTGCTGGATGGTGGTGTTCAACTAGGTGTGTCAACTCGTGGTATGGGTAGTCTCGAACAGAGAAACGGCGTAACAATGGTCAAAGACGATTTCATTCTAAATACAGTTGATATTGTACAAGATCCATCCGCCCCGCAAGCTTTCGTAAATGGAATAATGGAAGGTGTGGACTGGGTTTGGAATAACGGCGTAATCGAAGCAAGAGAAATTGAAAGAATGGAGACTGAGATTAAGAAGGCTCCACGTGCTGACCTCTATGAGGCTCAAACACGTGAGTTTAAGAATTTCCTCTCGTTACTCAAAACAAAAAGCATGTAAAGGAGTACAGCATGTCTGAAGAAACTCAGATCATCGATGCAGAACTCCATGACGAGAACGTTGTGGAAGAAGCTCATGATCCAAAAAACGCTGAAGCGAACTCTGTCGACTCTGTCGATAAAGCCGCAAAAGCAACAACACAGGCGGCGGCACCAAAGACCAAAGCTGGAATGATTAATGCAATGTACGGTAAATTGTCTAAGATGAAGAAAACAGATCTTCAGGCAAGTTACGGTAAAATGATGGGCGAAGAAGTAGACGCTGAAGGAACCGCAGTAGCAGAAGCTAGTGCAGTAGAATTCAACTATACTAATGAACTTGATGCATTAGTTGAGTCTGAAGCAACTCTTTCCGAAGAGTTCAAGACTAAAACCAGCATTATCTTTGAATCTGCTATTAAAGCCAAGCTTACAGAGGAAATTGATCGTCTGGAAGAAACTTATGCAACTGAATTAGCTGAAGAACTTTCTACACAGAAAGCTGAATTGGCTGAACAAGTTGATAGCTACCTAAACTATGTAGTTGAGTCATGGGTTGAGGACAACAAAGTTGCCATTCAATCAGGACTTCGCACAGAAATCGCAGAAGGATTCATGGAGAAGTTGAAAGACGTATTCACCGAATCTTACATTGCAGTACCAGATGAGAAACTCGACCTAGTTGACGATCTATCTGAGCAAGTTAAAGAACTGGAAACAGCAATTAACGAGCGCACTGAAGAAGCAATGTCATTGTCTGTAGAGCTAGACACATTTAGACGTGAAGCAGTTATTGCTGAAGCATCTAAAGGTTTGGCAGATACCCAAGTTGAAAAACTAACCAAATTAGTTGAAGGTTTTGAATTCCATGATGCTGAATCGTTTGCAGAAAAAGTTGCAATCGTGAAGGAAGCAAATTTCAAACCAGAAGCAATTGAATCCACTATCGCAGAAGAAACTGTAGACGATGCATCTGATGCAATCTCCGAAGCAACTTCAGACGTGATGCAAACCTACCTTTCTGCAATCAGAAAATCTCAAAAGTAAAAGGGAATTATTCCAATGAATACATACGACAACCTAGTCGAAAAATGGTCACCAGTTCTTAACGAAGAAACTGCTGGTTCCATTACAGACTCGCACAAACGCTCGGTAACTGCCGCTCTTTTGGAAAACACTGAAAAGGCTCTTCTTGAAGAGCGTCAGTTGACTGAAGCCGCACCGACTAACGCAACAGGCTCAAACGTAGCAAACTGGGATCCAATCTTGATCTCACTAGTTCGTCGTGCCGCTCCAAACATGTTGGCATATGACCTTGCTGGTGTTCAGCCAATGTCAGGTCCAACAGGCTTGATCTTCGCAATGAAGTCAAAGTACACATCACAAGGTGGTACAGAAGCTTTGTTCAACGAAGCAGATACACGCTTCTCAGGTACACAGAACTCTGCCGCACAACCAGCAAGCCCATCAGGTCTTGACGTTGCAAACGCAAACGATGTGAAAACAATTGACTCAGACCGTTTGACTGCACTTTCGGGTGGCGGAATGGCTACAGACTCTGCTGAAGCACTTGGCGATGCCGCTGGTAACGCTTTTGCTGAAATGGGCTTCTCAATCGAAAAAGCAACAGTGACTGCAAAATCACGTGCTTTGAAAGCTGAGTACTCACTAGAACTAGCACAAGACTTGAAAGCTATCCATGGTTTGGATGCTGAAACAGAATTGGCAAATATCTTGTCAACTGAAATCTTGAGCGAAATGAACCGTGAAGTAATCCGTACAATCAACTCACAAGCTAAATCAGGTGCACAACAGTCTAACGTTGCAATCCGTGGTATCTTCAACATGAGCACAGATGCTGATGGTCGTTGGTCTGCTGAGAAGTTTAAAGGTTTGATGGTACAAATCGAACGTGAAGCAAACGCAATTGCTAAAGAAACACGTAGAGGAAAAGGTAACGTAGTTATGTGTTCTTCTGATGTTGCTTCTGCACTAGCGGCGGCTGGCATGTTGGATTACGCTCCAGCTATTGCGGCTAACTTGAACGTAGATGACACAGGTAACTTGTTTGCTGGTGTTCTTAACGGACGTACAAAAGTCTATATTGACCCATATGCAACCGTAGACTATGTAACAGTCGGCTATAAGGGTTCTAACCCATACGATGCTGGTGTATTCTATTGCCCATACGTACCGCTTACAATGATGCGGGCTGTTGGTGAAGATAACTTCCAACCAAAAATCGGTTTCAAAACACGCTACGGCATGGTTTCTAACCCATTCGTTGGTGCGGCCTCTGGACGTGATGGCTTGGCAACTGCTAAGACTAACCAATACTACAGAATCTTCCGTGTAGACAACATCATGGTTTCTGCATAAACATAACAAATGAGGTGGGGATTAAACCCCACCCACACAAATTTGGCTATCGCTTCTAGGTATCAACTAAGGCGGTAGCCTTTTTTTATGCCAAATACTCAGGTAGCTTATTCACTTTGCTTACGAATTGATGATATGCACTTGTAACCTTATAGTGGTTATAGAAGAAATGCTTCTTAAGTGTTTTCCATCTCGATTTCTCTAACATAGGATATCCAAATGAAAGTACAACACATTCGTAGTGTTGATAATTCCTACAAGTTTGTATATTCCAAAACTTAGTTAGATCTAAATCTGTGTAAGGTCTTTGCCTTCTACGTTGTTGTGGAGCACCTTCATACAATGAATCGTCATATACAATATGCAACGTAATACCACCATCAGACCACCAAGGGACTTCATCACAAGGTCTTTCGACAGTGTTAATACAATTATCATACCAATGGATATCACACTTAAGGTTATCTACATCTGATATGAATTCTTTCTTTTGTTCTTTGGTGTTGAATAATACACCAATGTATCTGTGCTTAGAATCGTCATGGCCTTGACAGGATGTAAAGGTTAAGTAACCCTTCTCATGTAACCCACGCACAGCATCTTTAATCTCAGGTTCTAGGTTATTGTCTATGATGTCAGAATATTGGCTAACGAATGAACTAACATAGTTACCGTCCTCATCTTTAAAACAATATGTTCTGCCGTTGATCAGATGGTCATTACCTTTGACAAACATAGCATAACGATGACCATCTTCCACAGTTTGCAGAAGAGGTTCACTTGATTCATATTGGTGTTGGTATGGGACAACTATTTCATACTGGGGCCGCAACTTCTTATCTCCTACTTATAGATTTCAACGTGGACAGAAAACCCGACTTGATGTTTTGGGTCTCCAACTTGGTGACCGCTATCATGATCGAAAGGTCCTGTTACATATGTATCACGATCAGGGCTTCCAGTATTTGGCATATTAAACCCTTCCATATACTTTTGCGCTTCTTCTTTTGACTCAAAGAAATAACTGTTTTTCGTGTGCATGCCGATCTCTTTCTCTGTTGCTATACCATCTTTATATATGATTCGAAATGCACAGTCAAGCATTATTTTTGAGTATAAATAGACATGAAGAGGAGAAACTATATGACTATATGCACAGTAACCCCCAAAGCAGATGCACAGATTAGTAGGCTTTGTATTGAGAACGATTGTTATGCGATTAGCCTAAACCTTAAAGGTGGTGGTTGCGCAGGATTTGAGTATGATTGGGGCACAATGCAATCAGATGAAGTAAACCCTCAAGATGAAGTCATTGAATGTGAGTCTGGTAACTTCGTAATTAGCACAGCTAGTGTTATGTTTCTAATTGGCACTGAAGTTGACTATGTGCAAAGTCTCACAGGAAGCAACTTTGAAGTCAATAACCCCAACGCTAAGAGTAGTTGTGGATGTGGAGTTAGCGTAAACTTCGACCTCGATGCTCTAGCTGTCCCACAATTCTAAGGAAAGACCATGGCAACTTTAACCAAGAACGAGAACTTCTTACAACCAACTGGATACAAGGTATCAATCAATAGGAAAAACTATCCTAACCTTGAGTTCTTTGTTCAATCGGTAGTACACCCATCAGTATCTGTAGCACAGACTGAGGTACAGTATAGTCGTGTCGCAATTCATACTGCTGGTGATAAGATCCTGTATGACGAATTGACTATGGAGATCCTATTAGATGAGGACATGAGTGGTTATAAAGAAATGTACACATGGTTAGAACGCTTGGTTGAGACTAAAGATGTTCGTGCGAGTGATGCAGGAGTTTCTTCAGTAGCCGACATTACACTGTCCATACTGTCTAGCCACAACAACACAACGAACAAATTCATCTACAGAGACTGCGTCCCAACTTTGCTTGGGAGTGTAAACTTAACTGCTAATGCGGCGGATGTGCAATACATCACTGCGCCGATATCGTTCAGTTTTACCTACTTTGATATCGTATAGATAAGGTATATAAAATGATTATGGAGTTTGATAATGAACCTAGAAACTGTTCTGGAAATGTGGAAAACCGATAGTGTTATTGAGCAATTCAACCTAGATGAGACTAGTAGAAATTCACCAACACTACATGCAAAGTATCTAGAACTTCTGTCAATTGCCAAGTTGCAGTTGAAGAAGGCAGAACTTTCACAAAAATCGCTGTTAAAGAAAAAGTGGCTCTACTATAATGGTAAGCTAACTCAAGACCAAATTGAAGATTTGGGTTGGGAATACGATCCGTTCAATGGTCTTAAAGTTCTTAAGGGGGAAATGGACTACTATTATGATGCTGACACCGATATCCAAAAGACTGTGGAACTAATCACACTGCGACAGACTAACGTAGAAGCACTTAAGGAAATCGTTACTAACATCAATTGGAGACATCAAACAATTGGTAACATGATTAAATGGAGGCAGTTCGAAGCTGGTGGATAAATTAGTAATAACCCAAAAGAATCAATCTGTATGTCTTGTACACACAATACCCGGAATAGCAAATGAATTAGTTGACTTTTTCTCATTCTATGTGCCAGGATACAAGTTCGTACCATCGTATAGGAATAAGATGTGGGATGGAAAGATCCGACTCTTTAATTCTCAGTCATGCGAGTTGCCCATTGGCCTGTTCTCATACGTAGAAGAGTTCGCCAAGGCACGTGGTTATGTCATTGAAATTGAGCACGATTCATACTATGGCAGACCCGACTCGGTTAATGATATCGACTTTGATGATCTAGTCAACTTCGTAAAAGGACTAAAGTTAACAAGTCGGGGTAATAAGATTGCTCCTAGAGAATACCAATTAGAGGCAATGGTAGAAGCTGTTCATCGTAAAAGAGCCATTCTACTATCACCAACAGGATCTGGTAAGTCATTGATCATCTATATGCTGATGCGGTGGATGCTACAGAACTCTACTAAGAAGGTGCTAGTTGTTGTTCCCACAACATCCTTGGTGCAACAGATGTATGCAGATTTCGAAGACTACTCAACCTATGACGAGAGCTTTGATGTAGAGAAGGAAGTGCACAGGATCTATTCTGGTAAACCTAAGATGAACGTGAGCCAACGTGTATTCGTATCGACATGGCAGTCTATCTACAAATTGGGTGGAGTATGGTTTGAGCAGTTTGGCACCATCTTTGGAGATGAGGTGCACAACTTTAAATCCAAGTCACTTACTGGCATCATGAATAAGAGTAGAGAAGCTGAGTATAGATTTGGTACAACAGGTACACTTGATGGGACTAAAACACACAAGTTAGTGTTAGAAGGACTATTTGGACGTATATATAATGTTACAACCACCAAGAAGCTTCAAGACGATAATACATTAGCACCGTTAGATATTAAGGTTCTATTGCTTAAATATCCAGAAGATGTTAGAAAAGCTTGGGGTAAGAAAGACTACCATGCGGAACTAGACTTTATTGTAAAAAATGAAGCAAGAAACCGTTTAATCACTAACCTAGCTTTAGATCAGAATGGGAACACGTTAGTTCTCTTTCAATATGTTGAAAAGCATGGTAAAGTACTATATGAGTTAATTAAGAACAAAGCACACAGTAAGCGTAAGATCTTCTTTGTGTCTGGTGAGGTAGATACTAATGATAGGGAAGCAATCAGGCAAATCGTTGAAACACAAAAGAATGCAATCATTGTAGCAAGTTTAGGTACGTTCTCTACAGGGATCAATATTCGTAACCTACATAACATTGTGTTTGCATCACCGTCTAAGTCACAGGTTAAAGTCCTACAGTCTATCGGACGTGGACTGCGTAACTCAGATGATGGATCGACTACACAGTTATATGATATTGCAGATGATCTACACTGGAAGAGCCGAAAGAATTACACCCTTTTACATTCGGTAGAACGTGTTAAGATATACGCAAGGGAATCGTTTAAGCACAAAATATATGAAGTGGAACTAAAACAATGAGTGATATAAGACAGTTTAAGATAGTAGATGGCTCTGAGATTGTCTGTGACGTAATAGATTGGAACAGTGATGAATCTGATGAGATTGTCATTAAGAATGCCCTAGTCATACATTATGTGATGAAGGATGAGCATCGTATGTGCTCTATGCGTCCGTGGATGCTACAACAAGTACAACATGATATGATTATGGTTTTGAATGCTGGACACATCACTCTTGATGCACAGCCCGCACCAGAGACTATAGATAACTACACAGAAACAGTTAAGTTTCTTCAAGTAGATATGAATCTAGAAGAGGCTGTTGAGGAATCTATAGAGGAAAGCCTGTCTATCGTGACAGAAGAAGAGAAGAATAACATCATTTCCTTTTTAAAGAATCGCAAAGATAAGTTGCATTAATACTCTCTCCCCTGTTTCCCAAAGTGTTACTTTATTATACTATGGAATAGCAATTCTGTCAACCCCTAAAATGAATAAACCTTCACTATTTTATGCTTTACAACCTGTGTCATATGTGGTACAATAATTGTAATTGAAAGGAGCCACTAATGGCACGAACCAAAAGAGCTAGTATTCACTACGTTAACAATGCAGAGTTTTCTGCGTCTGTTGTTGAGTATGTGAAGACTGTTATGATTGCTAAGGACAATGAGGTTGCACTACCTATTGTTCCTAATTACATTGCTCAATGCTTTCTAAAGATTGCTGAAGGACTGTCTCACAAATCTAACTTCATTCGGTACACTTACCGTGAAGAGATGGTTATGGATGCAGTTGAGAATTGTTTACGTGCAGTTGAAAATTACAACATTGAGGCGGCTACACGTACAGGTAAACCCAATGCGTTTGCTTACTTCACTCAGATCTCTTGGTACGCATTCCTTCGACGGATCGCTAAAGAGAAGAAACAACAAGACATTAAGTACAAATTTATGACAACTCAAGGCGTTGAAGCGTTTATGAGCCTAGATATGTCTGAAGAGTTTAGTAGGTTGGTTGGTACTAACTATGTTGATATCTTGAAAGATCGTATTGAAAAGGTCAAAGAGAATGATACTGTTGTTAAAGAGTTTGTTAAAGCGGAGAAGAAACGTAAGAAGCGAGAAGTTAAAGCCGATTCTGATCTTAGTGAGTTCCTAAACGATAAGGACTAATTTATAAATGAAAATTGCAATTCTAAATGACACCCATCTTGGGGTGCGCAATAGTGATGATATCTTTCTCAATAATGCTGAGAAGTTCTATACTGATGTATTCTTTCCTCACCTTTTAGCGCATGATATTAAGCATATCGTGCATCTTGGTGATTACTTTGATAACAGAAAGTTCATTAACTTCAATGCTCTTAATCGTAACCGCCAGTTCTTTCTTGCGAAACTGAGAGACTATGGCATTACCATGGACATCATCTGTGGTAACCATGACACATTCTTTAAGAATACTAATGAACTGAATAGCTTGAAAGAGCTACTTGGTCACTATATGAATGAGATCCACATTGTACACAAACCTACAGTGATGGACTACGATGGCATGAAGATGGCATTGTTGCCTTGGATTTGTGATGAGAACGAAGCCGAAAGCCTAGACTTCATTGCAAACTGTAAGGCGGATATCTTGGGTGGTCACCTAGAGCTACAGGGTTTTGATATGATGAAGGGTGTGGTAAACCCTAAAGGTATGGATCCTACGTTGTTCTCTAGGTTTGAGTTGGTTATGTCTGGACACTTCCATACTAAATCGAATCAAGACAACATTCATTACCTTGGATCTCAGTTAGAGTTCACTTGGTCTGATGCTCATGACAACAAATACTTCCATACATTAGATACCGAAACACGTGAGATTACCGAAGTGCGTAATCCACATACTCTGTTTCATCGTATATATTATGACGATTCTCATAAGTCTGATAAGTATGACGCATACGACTTCAGTCAAGTAGATGGTAAGTTTGTAAAGATAATCGTATTAACTAAGATTGACCTCTTTACATTTGATCGATTTGTTGATAGAATACAAAACAGAGACATTCATGATCTTAAGATTGCAGAGACCTTTCAAGAGTTTCTTGGTGATAAAGTATCTGATGAAGGTATATCGGCTGAAGAGACTTCTGTATTGCTAGATGCCTATATCGAAAATGTCGAAACAGAACTTGACAAGGATCGATTAAAGATGAGCATGCGAGACCTATTTACTGAAGCTCAGTCGTTGGAAATAGTATGAAAACTATTATACACATTAACAGGAACATCATTCAGCGTAATAACAAACGTAATGAGAGTAAGCCTGTAGTTCGAGTAGAACAGGGTCGTGATATCACATACTGTATGGAAGTTGATATCAAGGGATCTTCAAAGATGATTTACCGTCCCGACTCCCCTAGACCATGTGGTGCTAAACTGTGGATTGAAACTGAAGCAGACGTTGAGATGATAGGTGTGACATGATTGTATTTAAAACTCTTAAGTATAAGAACTTACTATCGTCTGGAAACACTTGGACTACGATAGACTTTACTGATACTAAATCCACACTCGTACTTGGTCATAATGGCGCAGGTAAGTCTACTATGTTAGACGGTATCTCACTTGCTCTATTCGGAAAACCACATCGTAGCATTTCAAAGGGACAGTTAGTCAACTCAATAAACAAGAAGGATTGTGTCGTTGAGGTAGAGTTCTCTATTGGGCAGACCGACTTTAGGGTTGTGCGTGGTATTAAGCCTACTAAATTTGAAATCTACAAAGATGGTGGTATGATCAACCAGTCATCACATGCACGTGATTACCAGCGGATCTTAGAACAGAACATCTTAAAGCTTAATCACAAATCATTCCATCAAATCGTTGTGCTTGGTTCGTCATCATTCGTACCATTCATGCAGTTGTCTTCGGCACATCGTCGTGAGGTGATTGAGGATCTCTTGGACATTGGTGTATTCTCTAAGATGAACGAATTGGTTAAAGAGAAGAACTCTGAACTCAAAGAGAACATTCGTGGGACTACATACCAAATTGATCTATACCAAGAGAAGATTGGCCTACAGAAGAAGTATATTCGAGAGGTTGAGAACCTAAGCGGTGAACAAATTAGTGATAGTGAAGAGCAAGTTGATATGTCTCGTGAAACTATTCGTCAATTGCAAGAAGAGAATGAATCTATTGGTCTTGAGATAGAAGCCCTATCTGATGGTCTGTCTGATGGTCTATCCACCACTAACAACAATAAGACATCGCTGTTACATTTCCAAGCGACTATTAGTCAACAGATTAGTACGGTGGTCGCTGAAGCGCAGTTCTTTGATACTAATGATAACTGCCCCACATGTGAACAGGGCATCACCGAAGATCTTAAAGGGCAGAAGCTTAAAAAGGCTAAGAGTCGTGCGGTTGAACTTAAAAAAGGATTGACCAAGGCTAATAGTGAAGCACGTACCATTGAGGATAGGCTGACTGTATTGAATGAAAAGGTACAGATAATTGCTTCGAAAACAAACGACACTAATGCTAACAATAGGGAGATCGCTAGACTACAATCTCACATCAAAGATCTTCAAGATAAAATGGAAGCTATTCGTGGTAAAGATGGTGACATCTCTAAGGAGCGCAACAACCTTGCAGATCTACAAGAAGAGCGTGAAACCGCATTCGAAACTCGTCTTACAGATAATGAGACATTAGCATACAACATTGCTATGAGTGAGATGCTTAAAGATACAGGCATCAAGACTAAGATCATTAAGCAGTATTTGCCTATCATCAATAACTTGGTGAATAAGTACCTACAAATTCTAGACTTCTTTGTACACTTTAATCTGGACGAGAACTTCAGTGAGACTATCAGATCACGTCATCGTGACACATTCTCATACGATTCATTCTCAGAAGGCGAGAAGCAACGCATCGATCTAGCACTACTATTCACTTGGCGCATGATTGCTAAGATGAAGAATTCGATATCCACTAACCTATTAATCCTTGACGAAACATTTGACTCGTCATTGGATCATGATGGGGTTGACAATCTAATGAAGATCATATATAGTTTGGGAGATGAAACAAACGTATTTGTAATCTCACATAAAGGAGAGATCTTAGACGGAAAGTTCGATAAGAAGCTAACCTTCTTTAAGGACAAAAACTTCAGTAAGATGAAGTAACTACTTGACATATAGTTCTAACTGAGCTATACTAATTTACATTATAACTATGGAGCCATATGATGGAACTATCTGAAAACACGCTATCAATCCTTAAGAACTATGCTGGTATCAATTCCAACATGGTCATTGAGAAGGGTAACACTGTCCGAACAATTTCGGAAGCCACTAATATCTTGTCATCAGCACAAATTGTTGAAGACTTTCCGACTACATTCGGTGTATATGACTTGAACTCATTCCTTGGGGTGTTGTCCTTAGTTGATACTCCCAATCTAGATTTCTCTGACGACTATCTTACCGTTAGTGATTCTTCTGGTAGAAGTAAGATCAAGTATTTCTATTCAGATCCTGAGATGTTGACTAAACCACGTAAGAATGTGGTAATGCCAACAAGTGACGTAAACTTCACATTAGATGCTGACACTCTAGGTCGTGTTAAACGAGCCGCATCCGCACTAGGACATACAGAGTTATCCATTACAGGCAGTGATGGTGTGCTTACATTGTCTGTTGTTGACAGTAAGAATGCCACTTCTAATGTATACTCTATCGACGTAGTTGGTGACTTTGACACTACTGCGACATTTAACTTCATTGTAACAATTGCTAATCTTAAATTGATCCAAGGCAATTATGAAGTTTCTATCTCATCAAAGAACATCTCACTATTCAGTTGTGCCGAACTTGGCATCTCTTACTGGATTGCATTCGAAAAATCATCAACATACGGAGCTTAAATTATGAGCAAGAATACACCTACCCCAACCCCTACGACAGACGAGCATGCTCAGGCATATAGCCTGATGGCTCAAATTGGACGAAGTACAGTCGCAGTTATTGACGCTATTGTACAACGTGGTGGATTTCGTGGAGAAGAGCTTTCTACAATTGGCACATTGCGTGATCAATCCATTCAAGCTATCTCTTTGTCTGAAGCATATGAAGCGAAGGGAAGTAAGTCGTAAACTAGAGGTTTACAACCACTCCAATATACTATATAATGAATTTACTTGATCATGGAGAATGTGAATGTCTAAAGACTTTTTATGGGTAGAGAAGTATCGCCCAAAGACTATTAAAGATACTATCTTGCCTAAAGATTTGAAAGATACTTTCCAAGGTATCGTTGACTCTGGTGAAGTGCCTAATATGCTATTCACTGGTACAGCGGGACTTGGAAAGACAACCGTAGCCAAAGCACTATGTAATGAACTAGACTTGGACTACATTTTAGTTAATGGATCCGAAGAAGGTAACATTGACACCTTGCGTGGTAAGATTAAGCAGTTTGCTTCGTCTGTATCATTGCAAGGTGGCTACAAGGTGGTTATCCTTGATGAGGCTGACTATCTAAATCCACAGTCTACGCAACCAGCATTGCGTGGCTTTATTGAAGAGTTCTCGAACAATTGTCGGTTTATCCTGACATGTAACTTCAAGAACCGTATTATCGAACCACTCCACTCACGGTGTGGCGTCTATGAATTCAACACGTCTAAGAAGCAGATGGCTACTTTAGCTGAAGGTTTCTTAGGTCGTCTTGGCACAATTCTTAATTCAGAGGGTGTAACCTATGAAACAAAAGATGCGGCAGAGATCATCCTTAAACACGCCCCCGACTGGCGAAGGATTCTTAATGAAGCACAACGTTCTGGAACGAGTGGGCACTTGGTTATTAGTAATCGGATGGTGGGCACTAGTAGTCAGTATAATGATCTCTTAGGACATCTTAAAGATAAGAACTTTAAGAAGATGCGTACATGGGTTGTTAACAACATTGATGTTGATGCTTCTGCTATCTTTCGTGGTATCTACGATGCTATGGGTGAAAAGGTTTCCCCACAGTCAATTCCTCAACTAGTTCTAATCCTAGCAGATTATCAATATAAGAATGCC